TGCTAAATCATCGTGATCGTATCCATCGTCCACATTTTCTCCAGCTTCAATTATCCCAAACATATCGTCTTGGACTTGAGCTGCTATAACCTGTTCATCTCCAACTGTTATATATTCAGCAATACCAGCCTCTGCGCGTTCAACGCGTTCATCCTCATAGCGTTCTTCATTATATTTGCGAATCTTATCCGTTCCTCCAACTGCCCATTTTCCTATTCCAAGTAATTTTTGTGTTAATTCTAACTTTTTCCTTGACCGTGACATTTTATCCAAATCACCAATAAACTTTTGTTTTTCTGCTTCTGCCCTTTCTTCAAGGCGTGTCCGTATCTCCTTTTCACTCGGAATACGATTACTTGTTACAAATCGATCAAATGCTTCAGCCAATCCAGCATATAATATTTGTATATCAACTGATTTAGGAATCTCTTCATCACTTTCTGGTATAGAATGAGGGTCCATAAAGTATTTAATTGAACCCATAACAAGAGCACGTAATATATACTTTACCATATAACTCCCTCCAGGAGTTAATACCGATCGTAAATATGGAAGGATATTTATATTAATATAAGAAATCTCTTTCACAAACTGTTTTGCCTTTAATAAAAGGAGTCCTTCTAATTTCTCCTCAGAAAGAGGCAATAAGTGACGACCCAGACCCTTTACACGACGTTTCTGCTTTTCATAATATCCCTTAATATCATCAACTGTTGTAGAACTTAATTTATAGGATCCCAGCACTTTAAAGGATTCGTAGAAATTGGATGATTCAATCCATCGTTGAAATGGAACGACCACATAGGTACGAAGGGATTCCATACATTCGTGCGGGGATTGTGATATCATTATGTTCATTGCCTCAACTATACTTGCTGGGAGTCTTTCTCTTATAAATTTCTCAACGGGGACAATTTGCTGGAGTAAGGGATCCGCTGCCGTTGCTATCTGAGTTTCTGTAGGGGATTTCAATTCGGTAAGCGCGCGGTGAACTTGTTCTAATACACTTCTCCAGTTTAATATAGGAGGATACGGTAAATTCTCAAGTCTGTAAATAATTGCTTCCGCGCTTGGAAGACTTGGCTTTAAAGAGTCTTTAATAAAGAGTCTGCGATGAGATGTTGTTAGTAAGTTAAGAAAGGTTTCCTTTGTGACATCAACACCCTTTGCTTTTAAAAAGGCCAGATTCTTAGCGACAGTTTCTGCCTTTTCTTGCTTTGCCTTTTCAGGATTTGCTTGGACGCTTGTAGGAAGATGAGGATTTTCCTCAAAGGATAGACCGCACTGGAGGCATGTAAGGCCAATTCCAAGTTCATGAGGCAGGCCTTTATTATCACCGCTGTAGCAGACTTCCATGAAAATTTTATAATAATCACTTTCAGTTACGCTGCCCGTTAATTCCTCTTTTAGGGTTGGAATGTATATTGTTTGAACCATCGAGGTATTTGAGTTGATCTTTGCGGTTTTTTGCGCAAGTGCTGGAAGAGTCTGTGTTTTCCAGAATCCATCTGGGGATGAAATTAAATGAAATCCGCTTGTTGACGAACTTCCAGCAGTATTTTTAGCAATCGAGTGTGCGGATAAAATCCAACCAGCTGCCTGCCTATCGGCAGAGCTCGATGAAGAGAAAATAGGTGCTTTTGCAGCTTCCTCTTCCGTAATTACATAGGGAACTGGGCGGAACTTTTTGGAAATTTGATCGTGTTTTACTAAAGGAGAATTTCCTTGTAATTCTTTCAAGTATTCACGTTTCTTTTTTAATAATCCTTGTATTGTTGATAGTTGTAAAAAGTGGTCCTTGAGTAATCGCTTTACAAATGGTTTTATTGCGGCTTTACGTTTAGCATGATCTTTATACTTTTGTAAGGTAGATGAATTCCATGGATATACCTTATCGTCGACACTGCTAATTAACATAGCGGCGCATTCAACCCCAGATTCATGTTCTTCAGAATCTAAGGGAAATCCCATATATCCATCTTTACAGATATTCATTGTATAGTAGTTTGTAAAATCAGGAATACTTGTTTGGAGAAAGAGTAATACAACGCCGCCAATTGCTGAAATATAGCGGATTGCCTTATATACATCATAATCCTGTGCCTTTTGTTCCCCCCTTGTTAATTCTAAATAGGCAGCACGGGTTGGAACCGTAATCAGATATTCATTTAAGGTATTTACCATTCCTGTATATTGCTCTAAGCCAATAGAAATACCTATTTTATCTATAATGGTTTTAATACTTTTATACATTAAAATGAGTTCCTGGTTTTTATTGAATGCGTTCTCAATTTCCTCTTCTGTTATTTGTCGTTCTTCAACAATTTCTTCCATACCAGTTGTTGGGCCATTTATTATCTCTTGAATACGTTGAAATTCCTCTTCCTCCTTATCTTCCATAACTGCCCTTCCCATCATTGGGCGACCTTGATCATCAAATTCAACACTTGTATCAAAATCAAGTTCAGAAATCGCCTTACCACACTCTTTACAAATGAATTTTCCACAGAATTGTCCGCCAGAAAAGTGGAGTAAAAGTTCCTTGTGAAGAATATCCTTCTCTTTAGGTCTTAAATACTCTTGAATTAATAATAGTTCGTGCTGACAGATTAAATGTTCCTTACATATTCTACACCAAATCCAATTCTCACGTGTTTCGCCTCTATATTCTTCCAGTAAATCAATATATTTTTTCATACGGGTAACGTCGCGCGTTTCATATTTATTATCAGAAGCAATTTTATCAATGTGATGTAATGCCTTCACGTGGTGACATTGATTACGTTTGGGAGGAACTCCTTCGGATTTTTTCAGTTGTTTTAGATTAAAATCGGTATTTATAGCAGTTAAATAAAGGGAACGTAATTGATTACGACGATGTTTTGCGACCTGCGATGCCTGATCGCCGAGTGCTGCTAAGATATACTCTGGATGGAGTGTATATAAATAACTAAACCATTGAATATCAACCGCTGCAAGTGGTTCGCCGATTTTATCACGGAGAATTTCTATCTCTTCGTGTAAAAGGGGTTCCACATCGACCTTTCCTAACAGGCGTTTACCGTTTGCCTCTGGTAATAAATTCTGGGGCTGAAACACAATTTTTCCAGCTAATACTTTATTTTTTTCCTGTTGGTTAGATAAAAATATACGAAGTGCCGCATAGGTTTGTTTAATCTTATCGTTAATTACAGATTGCTGGTCAAGATCAAATTCGATTGTTTCTAGGCTATATCCTGAAAGTTTACGATAAATATCGCCGGTTCCGTATGTAAAAATATTTTGGCCTTTTAGCCAATTGCTTAGCTCTATATTATCGCTAATTGAACCTTCTACTCCGAAACTTAAAATAGAATTTTCAGTTGGAAATTCATCAGGAGTTCCAAGGGTTCCGAGTATATGTTTTACTAATTCTGGAGGAGTCATTCCCAGACTGATATCCTGTGCTAAAGAACCACTGCGAATAGGGCCAAATTCACGAAGGATGGAATGTGCATATTTCTTCTCCTCATCTTCATTCATTAAAAGGGCATATCGGGGAAAAAGAAGGATATTTGTATAGGAAGGAGATTCACCGCCTTCAACAATTTTTATGGGATCTTCTTTTGTTAATAAGCGAGTAATTCTTGGTTTTACAAAACGTGCGGTGGAATAGGGTATATTCTTTATGGGAGGGGTTCCCTTACCTGCATAGCCAGTGTCTAAGCTGCGAACCGCGGGAACCTTCCAATTAGGTGCGGAAGAACGAAATGCCTCTTCATCCTCTTTTAGGATTGAACTATTACTTCTAAAGACATAGGGAGTTTGAATAGCCTTTCTGTAGGATTCCATTTTGACAAAAAAATTGGGTAAACCGATGGAAGGAACTTCTTCGTCCACGTTCATTGCATCATCGCGCATTTTTGCATCACGCACAATATCGGATAAGTAATCAACACGAATACGCCCCTGTTCTAGATCATAGGGAATTTCCTCCCCATCCTTTTTGGATTCATGGCTCTTGTAAATAACTTTCGTAAGAGGGACCACCTTTCTTGAAAGAGGGACATGGGTTCGTTCAAGAAGTTCATATAGGGTGGAAACACCTGTAAGTTTCAGTCCCAGGGGCTCACCTGTTTTTCCATACTCGACGACTTGATTACGAAGGTGTAGAATTACTTCAACCTTGCGTCTAATTTCCTGAAGAATGAGAGGATCTCTTTGCTTATCAGAAGGTAATGCTTGTATTAATTGACTTAATAAGTCTTGACGCTGAAAGACATCTTGAATGATTTGCTCAGAAGAATTAATCTGACCGATTGTTTTTTGTTTGGGTAGAACGACTACATTTCCTATTACAAAATCGTCCTCTTCGTCATCGCTTTCTCCCTGATCACTTTCCTTTTCCTCATCTTCGGATACACTTTCTTCATCAGCAATTGCCCCTTCAGCATTAATTTCGGCCGGAGGTTCTCGAACACGGATGACTTCAAACGGAAATCCTTCAGGAATTCCCATAAAGCCAAATGTAAGTGGGACTGTTTCCCCTGTTTGAGTTTTAAAGATAGCAGTGTCCTCTTCCTCGTTAAAGGATTCAATTGTAAAAGTTCCAGTTGATACTGAATCTGGTCCGAATGTTTCTGCTATATACCCTGCCTTCATATCGACAAGATTTACAAATCCAGGACGAAGGACCTTTCGTATAATTTTTATTTCCTGTATTCCCAGCTGTTCATCAGGAATTTGATCAGCGGTTAATGGAATACGTTTTATACTATCGGTAACGCCAATAGGTTGAATTAAAATCCTATCAGGTCTAAATCCATATATATATGCGATTGTTTTATCAAGGACTCCGCCTAAAATCATTACCTTATCACCAATTTCTAAGCCAACCGATAAAGAGCTATCTTCGCTCATTCTAATGAATGGGCTGTAAAGTTTTAAAAATTGATTTTCACACCGTTCTACAGCATAATCACTTTCACAACACAATGTCTTATACGCTTAGTGTGTTTGCGGAGCTGCGTGTTAAGTATCCTACGTGGGACCTTCTTTCGGCATATCTAACCTCAGATGATGGCGGAAAGCTTCGTGTTATTACAACGGAGGGTTCGACGCAGGCAATGATTCGTTATACGAAAAATGTATCAAAGATGGATGTTCCCCATGTATTTGCGTTTAGGTCGGTTGTATGGGACACTCATGCAAATCTTCCTGTGAGTGTAGCGCCAGTCCAGTCATGGGCGGGCCTTCCTGAGTATACTACAAAGGTCCAGGTTAGCGAGTTTATTGACGGCACAATGATGCATGGGTTTTGTTCTTATCTTCCTGATAGTGATGGTGTTTCAAACATTATGGATGTAAACACCGCAACGCGCACTGTTGTAGGTTCTTCTAATAAGTTTTACGGAGATAGGACGTTCGCAGAGCTTCTGGATGACGCAACAAGTAATATGGGAGGGACGCGAGGGTTTCTGTATGAGGTGATGAAGGAGCCTCGTGCATATGTGAATATGGTCCTTCAGCACCCTGAGCATAAGACGGTTACTGCTCTTGCTCAGCCACGTGTATATATTACTCATTATGGAACTATCGCCCTTGACGGAACCGTGCAGGTATATTATGATCCTGCAGGTTGGCCGAAGGAGGCCCGTCCGTTTTCGCCACGTATCTATGAGAATCAGGCGGTGATGAGTGCTGAGCATGGGCCTCCACACCTTATGAAGAAGTGTAACCCATCTCCACAGGGCCATGTGTGGCAGGGGCTTGTCTTTCAGGATTGCGATGGGGTAGGAAAGTGGCGTATGCGCACGCATAATTACATGGCTGTTCGTGCCCTGCGTGGTTCCGAGTCACAGATGTATGAGCGTTTCCTGCGCCTTCGTATGAATGGTGAGATGAAGGATTATCTGAAGTATTTCCCAGAGGATAGCAAGATGCTGTGGGCATGCGAGCAGTCATTCCGAAATATTACAACTCTTCTCCTTGATGGTTACGCTCATGTATTCAAGCTAAAGACACACACGTTTACCGATTTCCACGTGTGTATGCGTCCACACATGTATGCTCTTCATGGTATGTATATTGAGTCACTTAAGAGCGGGATTCCCACATCTATTATAAAGCAGACGGTCATTGATTATATTAACAGCCTTCATCTTGATGATCAGAAGAATCTGATGCGTCACCTGAAGGATGTAAAGGTGGGAGTTCGTGAGGCCCGTCCTAAGTTTGTAGATGATTCAGCAGAGGTAGAGGGTGCTGTTGAGGAGGTAGAGGGTGCTGTTGAGGAGGAAGAGGGTGCTGTTGAGGAGGCAGAGGGTGCCGTGGCTGAGTAAAATATACTATATATAGAAATAATTAAATAAAATATATTTTTGTTCGAGTATAACGACGATATAGATCATAAAAATTATTTAAATTGAAGTAAAAAAACGGCCTAAACCGTATGAAGATACACTGTATAGAACTATGGCCGCAATTGGTATTGATTTGGGAACTACTTACAGTTGCGTTGGCGTGTGGCAGAATGAGCGTGTGGAGATTATCGCAAACGACCAGGGAAATCGCACTACCCCCTCATATGTAGCGTTTACTGCCGATGAGCGTTTAATTGGTGATGCGGCAAAGAACCAGGCATCGTCTAATCCTACAAATACGGTATTTGACGCAAAGCGCCTTATTGGCCGTGGATTTAATGACAGTATTGTCCAAAAGGAGATGAAGCTGTGGCCTTTCGCGGTAAAGGAGGGTTCTAATGGAAAGCCAACGATTGAGGTTGAGTGGAAGGGAAAGAAGGAGAGTTTCCTGCCTGAGGAGATTTCGGCGGCGGTGCTTCAGAAGATGAAGTCAACTGCAGAGGCATATCTTGGAACACCGGTTACAAAGGCAGTTATTACGGTGCCTGCCTACTTCAACGACTCTCAGCGCCAGGCCACAAAGGATGCGGGTGCTATTGCGGGACTGGAGGTGCTTCGTATTATTAACGAGCCTACCGCCGCCGCACTTGCGTATGGCCTTGACAAGCTGGATAAGAAGGGAGGCCAGAATGTGCTGATTTTCGATTGTGGCGGCGGCACGCACGATCTGAGTGTTCTGACTCTGGATGGAGGTGTATTTGAGGTAAAGGCAACGGCGGGTGATACTCACCTTGGTGGCGAGGATTTTGACAATGCGCTGGTGTCTTATTGCGTGGATGAGTTCAAGCGCAAGACGAAGCATGAAATTAGTGGAAATCCTCGTGCGCTGCGCCGCCTGCGCACTTCTTGCGAGAAGGCCAAGCGCACACTGAGTTCAGCCACTCAGGCGACGGTTGAGGTGGATTCTTTATACGAGGGTGTAGATTTCCAGTGTGTAATTACTCGCGCCAAGTTTGAGAGCATGTGCGAAACTTATTTTAAGCGCACTACTGCTCCTCTTGATGGCCTTCTGAGGGATGCTAAGCTTTCTAAGGATGAGATTCACGAGATTATCATGGTAGGAGGTTCTTCTCGTATTCCTAAGATTCGCCAGCTTCTATCTGACTATTTCAATGGAAAGAAGCTGAATGATAGTGTAAATCCTGATGAGGCAGTTGCGTATGGTGCGGCAGTTCAGGCACATATTCTGACGGGTGGAAGTTCGAAGACGCAGGATGTAATTCTTCTGGACGTTGCGCCCCTGTCCCTTGGACTTGAAACGGCGGGTGGTGTGATGACGCCGGTGATTAAGCGTAACTCCACCATTCCCAAGAAGGCTACTCAGACGTTTAGCACGTATGCTGATAATCAGACTGGTGTTCTGATCCAGGTATTTGAGGGAGAGCGTCAGTTTACAAAGGATAACAATATCCTGGGCAAGTTCCAGCTTGATGGAATTCCTGAGATGCGTCGTGGCCAGCCTCAGATTGAGGTAACCTTTGATGTTGATGCGAATGGTATCCTGAATGTATCTGCTGTAGAGAAGAGCACTGGAAAGAGCAACAAGGTTACTATTACGAACGACAAGGCTCGCCTGAGCCGCGAGCAGGTTGAGCAGCTTGTGGAGGAGGCATCCAAGTATGAGGCGGAGGATAAGGCAATGTTTGAGAAGGTAGATGCGAAGAATAAGCTAGAGGCATATTTATATAATTCTAAGAATAATATGATGGATAAGAAGGATGAGTTTGACGATGCCGCAAAGGCGGCGATGACAACTCTTGAGGATGCGCTGAAGTGGGTTGATACCCATCCCCTTGAGGAGAAGGATGTATACGATGCTAAGCAGAAGGAGGTTGATGAGGTGGTGGCTCCTGCAATTAAGGCACTGTATAAGGACCAGGCGACTCCTGATTTTGCGGCAGCGGCAAGCGCAAAGGCACAGGAGTATAGGGCGGCGCACCCCGAGGAATTTAAGGATGAGGTAAAGTCCGAGGTAAAGCCCGAGGAGGTTGATTAAATAGAAAAAATACTATAGAATTTAAATACATTTAGAATAACCATTCTATGGGTTAATCTAAATCTATAAAAACAAATCAGTATACTAGTAATGGCTCCTGGCGCGGTTGCAGTGTTTAATACCCGCTCTGTTCAAGGAACGGTAACCTTCAGTGATAGAAAATCAGGATTATATATTGAAGCAACCTTTACCAAGTTACCTAAAGGAAAACATGGATTTCATATACATAAGGCAGGGGATTTACGCGGAGAAGGATGTAAACTTGCCTGTGATCATTATCACAAAGGTCCCCCTCAGGTCCACGGCGGACCCCCTGGATCAAAAGGACCACGTCATACGGGGGATTTAGGAAACGTTGAAGAAGGAAAGTATACTTATACCTTACACGATGTTATGGTGTCTGATCTTTTAGGAAGATCAGTAATTATTCATGCTGATGAAGATGATTGTGGCCTTGGACATGCACTCGACTCTTTAACAACAGGCCATTCGGGTGCTCGCATTGCATGTGCTGTTATTGGAAGAACTATGTGTTAGAGAAAAGATGTCTTTTTTTCTTCACAACATTATTTTGTATAGTGTTGTGAAAAATAAAAATCATATTTACTTACTGAAGATTATTCTCAATAAACGCCTTTAAATGTATAGGGTCATCTTTAATATGAACACCATTACCTTGATCCTTATTTAAAAGACCGTTCGTATCTGTATACTTATCATAAATGTTACAAAACACATAATTATATTCTAGGCACTTTTGCCGAAGCCTTTCATTAAAGTATAAAACATACTGCTTCCTTTCCTCATCTGTTCCTAAAAATGGAAATCCAGCATCTTCTTCATAGTGTTTCTTCTCAACTGTAGGGACAACATTATATACAACCGCCTTTAGTTGTTCAAACTCATTTACAGCATTTTGAATGGATACAAAATATTTATCTACAATTTCATCAATAATATCCTTATATGTTTTCTCTTCCGTAATATATTTATGCACGTGACATCTACAATCAATTTCACCGAAAGAGAATATAACAGTATCGCCATTGTTTATATTAAATGGACGATTGAGTTGTGGATTATAATTACTTTTAAGAGGGAGTCCATCCCTTCCAACAGAATAGCATAATTTAGCACCTAACCAGTGTATCCTTTCATCAGGAAGCACATTTCTCCACCCAGCCGCACAATGACTATCTCCTAAGGTATGTATTACCATTTTATAGTATAAATATATATATCGTTTTTAAATGTGCTAGTGTGTATTGCAATAATTACTGAACTTTCTCCTTCTCCTTCTCCTCTGCTAGCCATATAGGAGTAATATATGCTACAACTTCGGGCTTACTCTCTGTATACTTTCTTATTTGATGATAAGGATCCTTATTTCTATATATATTTATATAGAAAGAAACACCCAGTTTTCTATTCTATTGTGTTCTAAGCATATTTATACAATACATAACTACTAATCGCAACAGCATACGCAACAATTCCATAAAGATAAAATTTATTCACAATCCGTAAATTATTTTGATCCATTTTATCAGGCACATTACATATTTCGCATTTTCCATGTTGAATATTCGATTTACTATTACGTATCGGAATATACACACCCTTATAAATTACCAGTAAAATATCACCAATATTTGCCTTTGTTTGAATATAAGCATCAATGTGCATTTCAATGGGATACACTTGTTGTAATAACTTTTCGGCGCCCTTTCTGCTTATAATATAACAGCCCATTCCAAAAAACTTGGTAGGAGTAACCCAGTCGCCTTGAACAGGAACATATTTATTATTTACAAATACACCATAATGGATTAACCAAACATGAAATTCTTCCTTTAAATCATGTAAACTTTGTGAGGCCTTTGCTATCATTTCTTTAAATCCAAGCGGAACAATAACATCGTCCTCAAATACAATACAATATTCGTGGGTTGTTTCGAGAAATTGCTTCCACACGGTGGCGTGACTCATTGTAGCGCCGATTGCTCCCACGGCATCAATTTCTGTATGACTTCTCCGTGTTTTATTTGTAATATTATATACGGTTTTAGTGCTAATTTTTTCATTATCAAAAATATTAATCTTAGATCCATCGATTGCTGAAAAGCGTTTTAAATTGGTCATTTCCTTTACAGCAGGCTGTTGTGAAAATTTACTCCACCTGTCTGTTCGTTTATCTAAATTAATACAATAACTAGGTAAATCTAATACATTCATCTACTTAGCGGCGCGTTGTTTTTTCTTTCATAGAAGCATGTGCCTTCCATGGGGTTACAGGTGCTAATGTAGGAGCTCCTTGAATGATTTTACCGGAGGAACGAACAAAGGTTGCCCACTCAACAGACATTTTTAAGAACATATCGGCACACCCTTTTGCGGCCGCCGCTAGGACGGCACGGGCAGACTCTTCGTCGAAAGTCTTGGTGTCTTCTACGCCAAGGCGAAGCACCATCTCTGCCCGCAGGGGATGCGGAATCTTATATCCAGTAAAATCGACCCTGGTATCATTTTCAAGAATCCACGTCTGGATCATACTTCCAAGGGTATGATCCTCATTCTGAATCCAAATATCATAGCCGCGCATATTTGCATCTGCAGGGCGAAGCTCAACATTTGGCGGAAGATCATTTACATCTAGCGTGCTATACTTACTTGCAAGGGAAGATAGCTCAATGAGTGCTTTATATACCATGTCCTCTGGACTTAATGTTCCAATACTTTCAATTGTAAAGTCAAAACTATAAGGCTCTCCGCGAGAATCCATGAGATAGGAGCGAAAGCGCTCAAGCGTATTAAATTCCCTGCGCAATGCCTCCTTCTTTTCAGGCTGAGTATCTAACTCCTTGCGATTTACCTTCTTCTGCTCTAGCCATTGCTCCCAAAGAGTATTTAGCTTCTCCTCGTTGGTATCAGGAGTGTATTTATACGCACATACGCAGGAAGGATTAAAACGGGTATGCTCACGTCCCTTCCCCGAAGTTGCGTATGCCTCAAGCTCAATCTCTTCCGGAGCCTGACCATCCATAAAGGGTTTCAACATAGCAATTAAGCACGTATCTCCCGTTACAGGATTTTTAGTAAAGAATTTGGTATTTTCAATACGAACACGTCCCCCGTTTGCTACGGCATCTGGATCATCGGGGCGAAGTTCATAACACTCAAACATATCAGCAGTTACTTGTCCAACCTGCTCCTCCTTATTTACAACATGGAGGCGGAAAAGAACCTTCTCCCTTTCCCACGTTTCTGGGTTAACTCCCTCAGGAATATGAATTGGGATGAGGCCGATTCTATCGGCTAACATTTCATTCGACATAGGAGTTGTATTTTTAATAACCTTAACATCGGTCGTTGTTCCCGTATCTGTCATATCCGAACGAAACCCCAGGGTTACAACTTCTGTCTGAACTGACCGACGAAGGCAATTTGCATAAGTAACCTCGGTTGGGGACATTGTAAAACGAATGGTAGTGTCATCTACGCGCTCAAAAGAATGAAATACTGGATCCTCCGCCATTTGCTAATTCCTTCTGTTTAGGGAATAGTTTCAATTTTAGGAAACGCGTCAATCAAAACAAAGAAGAATAAATTAAATTCTATAGAGATGAGCCAAAAGAAGCACATATGTTTTTACAGTAATAAAGATAAATGGTCGAAGGCGTTTGTTGAAGAATTGGCGAAAACTCCATGGATAAATGATTTTGAGTATATTTGCGTGGATACATCGCCTTCCGGTGTGCGTCCCACGCTTCCGACATGGTTAAAACAGGTTCCTACCCTAGTTATTAATGGCGATGAAAATCCTGTAAAGACTGATACCGAAGTGATGAACTGGTTATATGAAAAGAAGATGAAAGAACCTGTAAAGAAGACAAAGGCTGCATCCTCACAAGAGGCACTTACGGCAGAGCCCCAATCTTGGTTAAGTAATGAAATGTATGGATTTGGAGATACCCAGTATAGCTTTCTTGACTCTGACACTTCAACTGCTGGAAATGGCGGTTCATCCATCCCTGGAAATTTTACATTTCTGAATGGAGCGTCTAGCCCTGGCGATCGTGAATCTCAGGCCTCTTTAACAACGGTTGTTCAATCACAAAGTAGTAGGTCAAAGAAGGAGGTAATGTTTGATAAGCAAATGGATATGTATAAACAGCAGCGCGACACAGGTATTCCACAGGGAGTTGCTAGGCAGTAGGGCGAGGAAATCTAAAGAGTAACCATATCTTTCTATAAGAAGATGTCTAAGGCTCCGACAACTATTCTTGGACTATTTACCGAAAAACTCATTGGGTTTTTCCGTGATTTGAAGGAAACCTATCCTGAGGAGAAGGATATCAAGATTGCCCTTGATGGCTTAGAGGCAGCAAAGAAGATAAATCCCAGGCTAATTCACGATATTTTCTATGAGCACGTTTACACGCCATTAAATGAGCAGATTATGTCCGAGGATGTTGATGCGATTATTGCTTATACAAAGGTTGCAATTCAGACTCAGTTTAATGAAATTTATCCAGCACTTACTATTTTCGAGAAGTATTGGCCCGATATGTCAGAGTCGAATCGTTCTGCCCTTTGGAAGCACCTGAAGGTTCTTATTGTATTAGCAGAGAAGGCGAAGAAGGTATAAATGCAACAGCGTAGGCATGAATGCAACAGCGTAGGCATAAATGCAACAGCGTAAAGAAACGCATACAAAGTACGCTATACAGCGTAGAATGAATTCCGCTTCTTCAGAGTCAAATTCCATCGACGATGTATTTCAAAAGAAATACACAGAATTTGGTAATGACCTTTTAAAGGTGTATGATGAATTGCTTCCTGAGATTGGCGGAGCTCTTTCCTTATCTCCCCAGGAGCGCATTAAACAGTTTAAGGAAAAGGTGTTACCGCAGTGCTCGCCAAAACGCGACATGAAAAAGTGCCCTGGGACTGTATTGCCCGGTGTATGGTTAAGTGAGCAAATGTGGGAGTCAACCTCTAGACAGTCTAAAAAGGCTATACAGGAGTATTTAACGGTATTATCGTTCAGTGTCCTCATTCACCAGGGAACGGAGAATGATGTATCTGGGTCACCATTTACAGGGTCTTGGGCAAAGAAGATGATGGAAGATATGAAGGATAAGATGAAGGGAATTGATTTTGGAAAGATTAGTGAAAAGATTGCCGAGTTGTTTGGAAAGGATGGCTTGGGTGGAATGCCTCAACTTCCTGAGAAGTTCTTAAAGGGACAGATTGCTCGCCTAGCAGAGGAGATTGTAAAGGATATCAAGATTGAGGATTTCGGACTTGACCCGAAGGACTTTGAGTCAAGTTCAAATGATCCATCTATGGCCTTTCAGCTTATGATGGAGATTTTCACGAAGAATCCTCACAAGCTTCAAGAAACAATGATGAAGTTAACAAAGAAGCTCCAGCAGAAGATACAGTCTGGCGCTATACGTCCGAAGGAGTTAGTTGCGGAGGCGGAGGAGTTAATGAAGACATTTAGTGATAATCCTCAGTTTGTATCTATGATGGAAAGCTTCCGTCAAGGATTTGGCTTTGATGAGGATGATCTGGCGGCAGCAACAGGAAAGTCAAGTTCTGGGAAACTCTCCATTGTCAAGCAGCGTTTACAAAAGAAGCTTGAACAACGAAAGGCGGCTGCCGCTGCTGCAGCTCAAGCAAAGGCACAGGAAGATGCTAAGAATAAGAAACTTTAATACACATTTAGAAGGATATGTCCGGGACAAATACAAGTAATCTTTCATTATGCGATCCCTATGTATGGGAAGATCCCAGATATATAGTTCATTCCATACACAAACAAGATATCAAATGTGCTAGCGAATTAGTGAACAAAACCGTATTTGTATATCTTTTATCTATGCTTCTTGCCTTTGTGTTAAGTGCCGTAGTTCAAGTTAAGGGACTCTATATAGTCATGGGGATTTTAGCGACCTTATATTTAATCCCAACGTTTTTAAAACTAAGGGCGGTTGAGCAATTAAGGACAAAGGGAACACCAATTTCTTCTACTTCTGCTGAACATGTGGAAAAGGAAGGATTTTATGTAAAACAGGAGGATAAAACCTCAATGAATCCTTTTGATAATGTAACAATGGATCAATACAAATACGCCCCGACAAGGGAATCTGCAGACGTTAGTTCAACGGATTTAGATGCATTTTTCCGTGTTCAATGGTCAAGTGATCCTACGGATGTGTTTGGAAAAACGCAGAGTCAGCGTATGTTTTATACAACACCAAACACAACAATTCCAAACGACCAAGGTAGTTTTCAAAATTGGTTATATAAGATTCCAGGCTTAACGTGCAAGGAAGGGAACGGAGCGGCGTGTATGGGAGGAACAAGCGGGGCCGCTATTCCTTGGTTGAATTAGCAAGAGGAGGCTGTGTAATAAGGCTTGGTTTCTTTCCACATTTAAACTTTTTAAGTGTTCTTCCCCGGCGTTGTAATATAGACGCAACACAGAGTGGAATACCGTTTTTACCTAATTTTTCTAGTTTTCTAACACAAGAACAAAATCGTTTTGCTCTTGTCTTTCGTCCAGGCATTTCTACTTACAGTATAGAATGGAGATCAACCGTCTTACACATACAAGGGATGATTCCTGCGGAACTGCCTCTTACTACAGTCAGTCAGTTCGCCCCGGTAAATATTATACTACATACCTTGTTCCTGACGCAAAGGTTGTAAATCCTATCTCTCTTCAAAACCCCGTTACATATGCGCGGGAGGGATACGGAGCAAATAATTCCGAGATTGATTACGAGTCTATGTTAAAGAACCAGCCTGAATTTAAGAATAATAGGTGCCTGATTCGCTCTCAGGCGAGGCCTTTCTTAACTGTCCCGTTCATGGGCACGGGGCGTGGAAATTCCGATGTAGAGTCCATGTTAATGCACAGTGAACAGGTTCGCCAAGGAAAGGAGTGCGGCACGGTAACTGAAATGGGCTTTGATGGAGTATTTGAGCCTCTGATAAAGCCTGTGCGTGACAATATCCAAGATCCTAAGCATCTTGTCACGGAAGTTGCGGCAAATGGATGGATTCGTGGCGGACTTCCCAGCCGCGCGTATGCTCGCGATATATCCTGTTAAGCAGATTCTAAATCTCTTGAGTAAATAAGCATGATAACATTATTTGTTACTGCTTCGCCATTCAGAAAGTCGGATGAGTCAAATGTTTTAACGTCTTGTCCTTTTTCAGGTTTAGTTGAACTACCTGAAATGGGATTATGAATCCATCTATCGCTATTTCCACATTTTACATATGCTTCATAATGGCCATATGATTTACGAACAATACAAGCATCTAATCTAAACTCTATAGGGGTATCATTTAGCGGAAGACAGATAGACTCGAGCACTTTTACAGGGAAAGGGTGTTGTGCGGCTCCTTGGGTATTTCCTCGCTCAAATCCAAGAATAAGGCTATCCTGATCTTCGGTGACTGTGGCGTTAGAAAGTGGGTCTGATAAAAAGATATCATACAAAAATCCATAGGAATCGAGGCCTTTATCAACCTTCGGTATACGAATATAAGAATCAGGCATATTAAGTAACTTAGTCAAGAGTGACATATAGTCTTCCGCTGATTGTGGCATATCAGATGTAAAATCAACCGATCCTTGTTGCCCAAAACTAGTTCGGCGAGATACTTCTATGGCTTCCTTCCTTTTTCCAGTATAAAAATTGTAAAGATCTTGAATTAATAGCTTCTGTTCTGAAACAGGTAATGCCTCTAAGGAAATAGTTATATCTTGGCGCTCTTTATGAAAAAGGGCAAAATTCACAGCATTCCACCAACATAAATTTTCACTGTTTAGTGGTAAGTTTAACTCTAATTCCGGACATTGTTCCATCTCTTTTTCATATTCATTTATTTTACCAGAACAGAACATGGAGGCCATAGGAAAATTTGATCCTCATCCTTGGGAAGCCACTGAGAATCCACATTCATACAGCCTTATGAAGGAGTATGGCGAGAATCCTAAACCGTCCCAACACATGTTAGGCATTGTGGGAGGAAATGAAGTTCCTTATAAAAATCGTCAAACGCAGGTAGAAATTGAATCTGATTTACGTGGAATAACACGCGCAAATACATTTTGCCCGGAAAGGGAGCATTTACCCTCAGATGCTAAAAAGGGAACAATTACACGTAGTACCCCGAAGGGCACTGTTGCTATAAATGTTAAAACCGCACCCCTTCGCACATCACAAATGTGGGCATATCCGGCAACTATTGCCCCTGAGCCATTTAAAGTAGAAACATGTGATCGACCTGAGAAATACTAAGTATATCATTTGTAGATATGTGTGATCCCCGACAAACTTCATTTACAAGGAGTAAATGGGACGATGTTCATCAAGCGGATGATGCAAGAATAACTTCCTATGCTGGGAGATATGCTTTCACACCTTATAGGAATTGTCCATCTTCTTTTCCGAAGGATGTAACCACGCGCATCCAACAGTCTGGTGCGAGCTGGGCAAAGGGATATTGGAAGACAGAGGTGGAGTCTGATTTAAAGGGAATAGGCAGACCCTCTTCCCGGTGGAGAGAAACATCACTTCAATACAATCCTACCACAAATCCTATAACAAATGCTTCGCTTGAACATGCTCCCGATGAAAGCTCTCCCAATATACCCAACCGTTTATCAAATCCTCCGTGTACTTTGCGAGCAACAGGCTGGAATAGATGGGATATATTATTCCACAACCCTCAAGATACATTTGAAACACCATTTGATCATCTGATTCCCTCAAAAACAATGGATAAATACAAATACAGGACGCATGTTCCAGCGACAAATACATTCACTGAAGGGTTTTCTCAACATTTACGCAAAGAACCAGAACTTAGATAAACTTTAGCTTATACTTTTAGTATGGAAGTAGTTGCTCTATTAGGTTTAGCAGGAGCAGGACTACTACTTGCCCGTTCAACAGGTCCAACACCTCAGGCGGCTGCTGCAAATCCTATAGCAAGAAAGGAAATTAAGGTAAAAGAACCATTTGAAGACCAAAAAACAAGTCTTCGTGGTAGAACTGCTGAATTAGATTTAAATTACAAGGGTCTTACGGGAAATGATACCCCGTTACCGGTATATCCCCAGCAGCCAATTTCTGCCGCGACGCCAGATGTAATGATGAATGCTGGTGGGAAGGAGAAGAAACCGAATTATTTTGATAGCGATGTTGTGACAAGTAGTCTTTCTGGACAAGTTATAAATAGCAGTGATTTTACACACAATAATATGCAGCCCTTTTTTGGAGGCCGTGTGAGGCAAAATGTGGATGTAGACGCAAATACGGGGCGTCTGGACAGATATACTGGTTCGGGTTCAACGGATATTCGCAAGAAGGAAGTTGAACAGATGTTTGATAATACACAGACGCCGTTTGGAAATGTGTTTGGATTAGAAGATGCCTCAGAATTTGTTCAGGATCGTATTAATACTCCAAGGAATCGCGCTGGAGAGCGACCCTTTGAACCTGTAAAGGTTGCTCCTGGAGTTGGTGAGGGATTCAGTTCTACAGGCAAGGGTGGATTTCAACAGATTGAAGTAAATGAATTAATGATGAAAAATATGAAAAAAACTGATGATTTACGTGTTGAAACAAACCCGAAGCTATCGTATTCCATGCCTGTTGTTCAGGGCGCGCGATTTGTAGCTAATTCTGCTGAAAGTGCTGGAGAGGTCCGTAAATATAAACCCGATGCATTTTTTATTGACAAAGAGGGGAAACTTATCGGAGCAGCTGGACCCGCTGATATTACCAAAGAGGCAAATCGCCCTATTCAAATTATGCCCGATGTTACACGCCCTGAAACAAGTGTATATTACAGTGGTCCAGGCGGAAGTCAGGAATTTGGTTCAAATTACGTTGTGGGTAGTTATCGTAAACCAACGGCGCATCAATATGGAGGGGCTGGATATAGAAATGCAGATGCGAGTCAGTATAGTTCCAGTCCCGATGATGATTATGGTAAATCATCCTATGAGGCAAGGCCCAATGAACGATACTATACATCAGACAGAGTTGTTGGATTAAACTTAAGTCCGGCAGAAGCTGGTGCTGTTACAACACATTTTGAGGATGAATCTCGCCCAACACGTCGTGGTGAAACAATAGGAAACATTGCTCAGGCAGCAAATGCAACGGGGTATGCTTCCTCTGCACCGGCATTAACTGTATGGGACCCTAGTGATATTGCTCGCACAACGGTTCGCGAGGGAACTATCCACAATGATCGCTTTGGAATTATGGCGGTTGCTGATGGACCGACGCGCCTTACAGTATACGATCCCGATGATATTGCCCGTCCTACACAAAAGGCTCAGATTTCTGCTAAATCAGAATACATTGGAGGACCTAAGGCAGCACACGAGAGGTTCATGAGTCATGGAGCGGCATATAATATGCGTCTGAATGAATCAAAGGAGAAATCTATACGCCGACGTAAGTTAGCGGGTGGAAATATTTCCTTATTCAAGGGCGAAGAGTCAAATGTAACATCTAAGAAACTTGATATTGATATTAAGAATGACAGGGCCCTTGCTGTAAATCGAAGTATAGATTTAGGACCAGGATCTGCAGATATTGGTCGCCCCAAATATAGGGCACCCCCTATGTTTGATCAGAGCATTGAACGTAATGGGCGTGAAATTATTGAACCCACCCAAAATAATCCTTTAATGCAAAGTCTTCATGTTAATGCTCAAAAGGATTACGATGCTTTATATAATCAGCCTGTATATTAATAAACGCCTATCTAAATTGTTGGTTCGGACATCTACTAGAAGATGCCTCAACCAGCTTGGCTTATTTATGGTCCACCTGGTTGTGGAAAAACAACATGGATATTATCACATATACGTCAGTCCAAAAAGAAAATGTATCATTGGAATGCGCGAACTGATAGAACATTGCGAGAGGGGAGGGAAGCTTTACATATTCAGGTGCGAAGTCAGGATCCATTATTTGTATGGATTGAAGGTGCAGATGACCTTACCCCCGAGGCACAAGCATTTCTGCGAAGAATTTTAGAAACTGTATCTCAAAATGTCCAATGTATACTTGAGTGTCGCGACCCGTATCGAATAACTCCAGCAATTCAATCGCGCTGTGAATGGAAGCAACCAACAGGAAATCGTTCCTTTCGTAAAGAAGCATTTGATGCAATGCTGCCGCCCAAAGAAATAAAGGATATAAAGGAAATCTCAAGTTCTAGTGCGTTCGACAGTTCAGAAAACCCTATATCGATGATACAAGAATATTTAAAACACCCTGTATTATGGGAAGAGGCGTTAATAGCCTTACGGGCAATTGGAGCGGGATGTTCTCCATGGGCTCGTTTATTTTACATACAAACACTCTGTGGTTAGTTAGACTTGACGATGGAAAGCCCTGATATTTCTGTATATGGGGAGGCAAAGGGCGAATATACACGGCAGTTATGTGTATTTTTAGTTCCTGCTTTAGAAACATATATATTATCGCTACTGGAAGAGGCAAAGGTCCAAGCTCCGAGTCCCCAAAAGGTTCTGTGGCAGTTCCAAACTCTTTTACAGGGCATTCCGGATTGGAATCAAGATAAGGTATTGAAGGAAACGGGGAAAATTCAAAATGATTGTAATTGCGATTATCTGGAAGAGTTACTTACAGCGGTATTTATTGCTCACACAAAGGTATTATCGGCAATTCGCCTTACGACTCGTCAGAAGAAACTTCAGATTACTATTCCCAAGATGGATCATTTTATTCATCGTCTTCTTTCAGAATCCGCAAGGAGTCTTTGGACAAATGCTTACCTCTTTGCGGATACAAATGCAATTGAGAAGCAGAAGAATTTTAGACAGGTATCCTCTTTACTAAATGATTCTGTATTACAGGCAATTCGTGGGTTATTACCTGTGAAGTCAATTTTAAGGGAGTACCTTCATGATGAAGAGGGAGAAATTGATGCTGAAGAGGAAAGGAAGGAAAGTTCCGTGGAGGAAGTGGTTTCCGCCGCCCAGTCCGAGGAAAGGGAACCTGTTGTGGGGGGAGGAGAGGAAAAAGAGGATAAATCTTCCTCTTCAGAGGTTCATGAAGAGGGCCATGAAATAGCACCTGTAATTGAACAACCTCTTTCAGTAATTCAACCCACTGCTGAAGAGGCTCTTCCCGCTCCTCCTGCCCCTGCTCCTTCTGCCCCTGCTCCTTCTGCTCCTGCCCCTTCTGCTCCTTCCCCTTCTGTCACTGCCCCTGCTGATGCTCTGCCTTCTGCTACTTCTGCTCCTCTTGCCCCTGCCCCTCTTCCCCCTTCTCTTCCCCCTGCTTCTCTGCCCCTTCCCGTCGCACCACTCGCCTCTCCCCCGATAATAAATGTCGATACAAAGCCCTCTGTAACATTTTCTCAAGACCATGTCTTCTTCGATTCTGACAACCTCGAGGCAAATGAGATTCAAGAAATCCCCTTTGCGGAAGACGAAGATATGCTTACAATAAATAATGAAATACTTCCTATGGAAGCCGACACCCTGTAAACGCGTGAAAGTATTCTTATATAAAGATTTACACGACCATAGAATGGATATGACAAAGGCTGGTCTTTGGCTAAGTCTTTTTGTAGGAGGACTTCTTATAGCACTGATAAGTGCTTTTACACAATATAATACTAAGGCCGAAGGTGAAGAATTCCGTGTTCGCTCTGTAGTTCGCGATTTCTGCTTAGGGGCAGTTGTTTCAGCAACAGTGTATTCCTTTCTCCCGGAATCAGTTGACGAACTTGTAACAACCGCTGCTGCTTCAGTTGCTGCATTAAAGCCGGTAGAGGTAGCGGAAATTGAATTACAGACAGGTCCGGCACGTTTTTAAGGATATATAAATATACTTTTGTGAATTCCAAAAGGGAGTTCATATAAGTATTTACCTTTTTTACTCAGTTAACAAAACAACGGATACACGGTTTCATCCTCGGGAACTTCGGATACAATATATTGCTTAAATATATCCTTGTGTAATTGTTCTTGAGGTTTCGCAGTATGAACATGAGCTCCAATATGCTCATATAAATCAAAGGAAGGAAATCGTTCTACATTATCCTTACTTCTCAACACATTTTTACCAGCATCATCAATGAGCCATGACCATAAAAGATTCCATAACGGTGATACGGTTTCACGAATTACCCAATTGTCTTCGGTGCTTAGTATCATTCCATTTTCCTTTTCAGGTGGAGTTAGTTTAAATAACGCATCAATTATACTTACAGAGTAACGAGATAAATCAAAGGAAGGATTTGGATATACAGTTGGCTGTCCCGGTTTCTTAAAAGTATCAAAACTATATTGTCCCTCGGCATCACCTCCTTTTGCAAAATCATCACTGCAAAACCATACATCTTCTACGCGAAAGACGGCCCTTCCAAAATCGATAATATGTAAAATACGTCCATATGTTGGGATTTTCCAGATTGTCCCGTCCCTTGCCTTATAATATAACCACTTTTGGGTAGTGTGCTTGTATAATATATTATTTGTATGAAGATCATTATGTGTAAGACCTAGAACTCCTTGCGCAACACATAATGCTGTAATAAGTTGAAATGTCCATGCTGTCCAATGTTCTTCATATTTCACTTCTTCGGGATCATTTAACAAGGCATCAAACACTCCATCCATTTTTTCTTGAAAGATAAGGACCGCCGGATAGTCCTTAAATTCAGAAAATATACGAGGCTCTTCATATTCAGAGTCATAACTATCAGTAGACCCTTCATCGGATTCAGAAGAATGTTCGGACCCTTCCTCTGAAACATTCGCAATACTTTCAAGTTCATCTAAGGTATCCTGGACAACGGGACCGATAAGAGAAATATGGCTTGAATCACTTTCGATGGAATCCGTTGTGCTATAGGAAAAGGAACGTGAATGTAATGAACTGCGAGGAGTATTAAGAAGTGACTTATTTTCTTCATGTTCCGTATATAAGGTAAAGAGTCCCGTATTCTTCTTTCTCCAAAAGGAGCGATACTTCCTGTAACTATCAAAGGAATCACTTATGTTATAACGATATACACCGGCAACTCCTTGAAATGATCCGTAAAACCGGCAAAAATGAGGAGAAAGGTTATTTTCGCGTAGCTGTGAAAGTAAGTAATTTGCAAGGGAATCTATATATGCTTGGTTATGGGGATTTTCCATCTTTGCTTTAATTCTACGTTCTCCACGTTCAATATCATTATAATATCCCTGTAAACTTCTAACCGGATCAAGAAGATGAACTACCTTGCAAAATGCCCTAATTTTCTTTTTGGCGGCGGTTTCGATTAAGCAATCACCAGATCCATTAAATTCTAGAGTTCTCGCAAAATAGTCTTGTGCTTGTAATTGGCCTTCTTCTTCCGGATTCTGCCTAAGAAATGTATTTAAAATTGCTAATTTGGTTGTTAACCCAGAATATCCAGTTATACTGGGCATTTTTGAATATTTACACCAATTTGGAAGGCTAACAGGGATCGGTTGTGTTAAACAAGGATCCATCTATCCCGCAGTATGCTTTTGATAATCGCGAATAATACGAATATAAAATTCATTTATGTTTAAAAGAACAATGGCGGATAATGTTTCAGCGTTAAATGTAAGTATCCGGAAGTTTGATATGAAAATGATTCCGCAAGATGCCGTGTGTGTATTTATTGGACGGCGTCGTACTGGAAAATCCACACTGGTGCGAGATTTATTATTTCATCATCAAGCTATGCCTCTCGGTACAGTAATCAGTGGTACAGAGGAATCAAATCAGTTCTATAAAAAGTTGATTCCGCCTCTTTTTATTCACGGCGATTATAGTCCAATAATTATAGCTAATTTTTGTAAGCGACAAAAGTTAATTATGGCGAAGGTCCAAAAAGAGATTGAGGCAACTGGGCAAGGGCGAACAGATCCTCGTTCGTTCTTAATCATGGACGATTGTTTATATGATGATTCATGGTTACACGACAGAAATATTCGGTATCTTTTCTTAAACGGTCGTTGGTTAAAGGTATTTTTCCTTATTACTATGCAATATCCACTTGGAATTCCTCCTATGTTAAGAACAAATGTCGATTATTGTTTTATATTAAGGGAACCATATGTAACAAACCGTAAACGAATCTTTGATAATTACGGCAGTGCTTTTCCAAGTTTTGAATTCTTCTGTCAGGTGATGGATCAATGTACTCAAAATTATGAATGTCTGGTAATGAACAATAATTCGCAGTCAAATAAGCTGGAAGATACTGTTTTCTGGTACAAGGCGAGTATGCATGGAGATTTCCAGATCGGAGCTCCAGAATTTTGGAAGCATTCGATGGAAAATTATAAGGAAAAGGATCCGGAAGAGGGGAATGAATATGATGCTAACGCAAATAAACGATTAAAGGGTCCCGCAATTAATGTAAGAAAATTTCCAACATAAGAATAGATCTTTGAAATGAAGCTTGATATGTGTGATATTAAAAATGCGTTATTACTTGTGTTTGGCCTTGGATTACTTCTGTTAATTTTAAGAGGAACACTTCAAGAAGGATTTACCTCAGGGGGTAGTATTCGTTGTGGGGTGGAAGACGGGCCGTGTCCGGTGGGATTAAAGTGTATAAATGGATTTTGCGCAAAGACGGATCCCCTTCCTAAGCGTGAGAAAGCCCCTGTAGATGTGCTTGAGCCTGGAATGGCTGCCCCATATTTTTAAAAGGAATAGAAGTAGAGAATGTTAAAGGGATTGCGTATAAAATCTGCAACATGGTATACACTCCTGTTCCTCTGTGTATTATTAGCCCTTCTTCCCTTTTTAAGGATGAATTTTTCTAGGTACCTTCCTGCCGATGGATTCAGGGATGTTGATTGCGCAAACATGGTTTGCCCCGAAACACAGTTTTGTAATGGGAATAGGTGTATAGATAAGTTTCCCAAAGCGACCCTTCCTGTCCCCGAGGGAAATGAATAAGTAAAAAATGAAAGGAATCCTCTCTACTGTCTATACTACTTCCACGTAATGACTGTATTGAGTGTTAACTGTTCATGTATAAATAGAATTATAACGATTAATATCAATCGAATTCACGACAGGGGAAATACTAGACGATATACCTTCCTCAGATCTGCTTTTATAGGGTTTGATGTTGAAGGAGAAGGAACCGAACATGCATATATAGTTTTATATATGCATGCTCGAAATATAAGATTTAAATTACCAAGTGATCATGATAAGCAGCAAGCAGTAATGGTAGACTTACAGACGATTCTAGAATCAACAGTTCTTTAATTGTTGGACTTCTCCTGCTTGCGAGCGATAGCTAAATCGGCAGGTCCCTGAAATAATCCATCATATGCACCCTTTGTAGAACTACCAGAAAATGGAGTAGACTCGAGTCCAGATGGTGCAGCACCGGCATCCTCTGCTGCTGTGGCTGCTCCTGCCGCTCCTGCTCCTGCCTCAGGCTCATCAGTTACAATGCTAATCCCAATGTCCTTTGCGGGACCAGAGCCAGAAGAAGCGGCAGACACACGAGTGCGCTTCTGCTCAGTATAGAACTTGTCCCTGCTCTCCTCATTCTCGCGATACTTCTTCATTAAAGCATTGAGTTCATCGTTCGCATATTCCTGGTCGGCCACCTTATTCGGATCGGGCTCCCAGGCCATCCATTTCCCGACACTTCCAAGGTAAATATTAAAACTGGGATCAGATTTCTGAAGGCGCTTTGCGCGTGCAGATGCCTCTGCCTCCGAGGCATATACACCACGAACCTTGATTCCACGCATAGTGGTCCTGAACTCATTTTTTGCGAAGAACTCATCCTCCATCTTGCTAGAGTTCTTAAATAAGAAATCATCATATGCCGTCTGGATATCAGTCTGGGATACTTCCTTAGTATTCTTCCTTACAAACTGCTGAAACTCTTCTACAAAAAGATCCGTGCGAAGGAGGTTATCACGCACTAATGCCGCGCCGCTAGCATCTGTTACACTTAACTTTCCGGCAAGATCCTCAAGCTTCTTGTTAATTCCACGAAACTGTTCAGCAGCCCATGCCTCAAAGCGCGTTGTGCGCCACTGAACTTCATAGTCGCGCAGAAATGCCTGAAAGAAGTATAAATCCTTGTTCGCAAGAATCTTCTCCGGGCTTAAAAAACTTATAAGAACTACCTTCTGGCTCGGAATCTCGGGGTCCTCGGATAAAAAATCCTCGTGCTCTTCCTGCTTACTCATTCTAAGTTCTGTATAAAAGAACCACTTTAAACACTTTCCAAATACGCAGCGATTATATAAAAAATCTATAAATGAAGTATAGATAGAATGGACCTTAATGACCTTCTGACCCGCCTGATTAAGTATGTAGTGGAGGGTGTTGCCGTTGCTCTTGCTCTGTTTTTTATTCCCCGGAAGCCGCTTCCTATGGATGAGATTGTCACTGTAACAATTGCCGCCGCCGCGGTATTTGCCGTGCTTGACATCTTTTCCCCTTCCATCGGGGTTACGGCACGTCAGGGTGCTGGATTTGGTATAGGTGCTAACCTCGTAGGATTCCCTCGTCCTATGTAAATATAGCACACCCGTTTTAATAGCGTATAACCTATAACAAAGCGTTTGTTATAGTTTATAGACTTTGCGTTTAAAAAAATGAAATAAGAGTTCGCTGAAAGTTTTAACTACCTTATACATAATGTCGGACGAGTCGATTGTTAAGCATGTAGCCCCGCACAGTCTTGTTATGACTACATCAATGTGCGACTACTGCGGAGAACCTGATAGGTATACTCCAAGCATTATTCACCTGTTTGGTATTAAAACCTGTGAGGTTCATCGTAAATGGGGAGTCCGCGACTGTGAGGTGTATATGCACTCGCACAAAATGGTTCGAATGATTGATGCCTTGAAGAATCCCACCTTAAAACGATTCTTTGCATATCTTGAAGGGACATTTCCAATTCGTCGCACTAACGGTAATATTGACACAGATTGGTATATACAATGTAGTTTAGACGATACGTTCGCAGCAGGTGATGTATGTATGAACAATATTAAGGGGCTTGATGGGGTTGATCAATGGTGTATTCCTTGTAAGAATGAAATATATGTAAAACAGATTCCTATTTGCGAATTCTTGAAGGATGATATATGTTCAAAAATGAACTTTCCAATTCCAGATGACCTTATTCAAGAAGTAATTGATTTACTGACAAAAGGAATATATTACGATTCTGTAAAAGAGATCAATGAAAAAGAATTAAACATAGAGGAAGCACAGGCATCAAAGCATCCGAATGTTCGTGATGTATTTCACGGTCCTTCCGGGAAAGTGATTCGATGCTTTATTCCAGAGAGAAGTGCCGGTATATCGGAACCGGATGTTGCCGATAAAGATCCTATGCCGCATTCTTAAGATAATGTGTTAAACACATGGGCTCATAGGATTCGCTTCCACCGACAAGAATTTGATCCTTTTTTTGACAAGATTTTACATTTGCGGAATACGGTGCTTCTTTAATACCAAGTCCCTCAGAATTACAACGCCGACAATATGCTGTAAGGCGAGTCACCTTTGTCGCTAGGGAAATACAGTTGAGAACTTCCCCAAAAGGCTTTCGTTCAGAATCTCCGTCTAATCCGACAACAAGTATATGTTTATTATCAATATCAAGCATGTGCTTAACAATATTATATAATCCCGAAAAGAACTGAGCCTCTTCAATAATAATCATATTTGCCGAATCATATCCGGGATGTGTAAGAATATCCTGTAAGTTTTTACATGGAATTGCTGGAATGGAGAGCCCATCGTGTGTTTGAATTGAAGAGCCGGATGTATCATAGCGAGTATCGATGAACGAGGTAAAGAGTAAATAGTTCCAGTTGAAAATCTTTGCTCGTGAAATCGCGGACAATATACTTGTCGATTTCCCCGCAAACATTGGCCCGCAAATCACCTCCAAGTATCCCATTGTATGACTGTAACCCTTAATACCTTACAACTAGTTTCATTTTTAGGCATAAAGTATATATATAATGAATATATAATGAGCATTAGTATAAATCAGGAAGAAGAGATATATGCTTATTGGGAAACTCTAGACACATATTCCCGCATAGCATACATGACAGATGCGGTTGAACAAACATTAACTAGCATCGATCTATCGGAAGGATCGCCGCAGACACTTCGGGCAATTATTTATGCAAATTTAAGTGATTTACATTATTATTACAATGAGTCATTAAAGAACGTGTTAGAACGCCCTGGATTTGTATCTAACCCGAAGACGAGGGGAACACTTTTACATAAATTATATACGATGCTCCATCCTCCAAATGAGTCACTGTATGGTGCGGGAATAGCATCCCCAGAAAGGATAGTAATGCGTTGTTCATGTTCAGGAGCATCGGGTATGACGGGGGATGTATGTCCAAAAAGGGGGGCAAACACGTCGTCTGAACCAAACGAAAGCTAAAGAGGTAAGGAACGATTTGTGATACTTACATTGTATTTAAGAAAATACAATATAAATATGTTAAGTATGTTGATTTACTGCCTGTGAGAAGTCATATAATTTAACAGGGGCGCCTGTGTAAGGTGAAGGACCAGGGCAAAGACTACTCCGTGAACGACCGCAACGGTTAACAGGGAAGACTTGGTGGAAGGAAGGGTCAGTAAAACGCCGGGGGTTAAAAGCACAAATAAGAGAACAACGAAAAGGGACATTCCAAGATGAAACATTTCTAATACATAGTATAATATTATATTGAACGAATGAATTGCCATCGAAGATCCGCACATATGCGTTCCCAAATCTTATCTTGATTGTAGAGTTTATCGCGATTTTTCAATAAGGGAAAGCATTGTAAATAATCATCAAGTTCAAGAAGTTCGCAGAATTTATAAAGAACGTATGAATACGACAAGAAATTACTACGAGTTTTAGGACAGTGCTTCACAAAAGAACTTTGAATCTCCTTAAACATAAAACGCAGTTTTTCTTCAACTTCGCGTGACATAACAGGGGCATTTTTACCATTTATACGGTTCAAAATGTAAGGAACATGTTCATAAAAGTTAGTGCATTTTAGTTTCTTAAGAATCTCGCGAATCTTGCCGGGCTTTATCTCTTCGATATTTGAGATACGTTCCTTTTTGAGTTCCTCCACAATAGCTTGGAAAATTTCTTCCGGGATTTCGGTGCTTTCCTTTGCTTGAAACTGGGCGAGCCATTCATTAAAATGGTTAATACGCTTATATGCATAGTAAGTAACTTCACGTGGAGGGTCTTTATAGCTAGGTTTATCGCTATCAATTAGAACAAATTCCTGATATCCGCATTTTTCACAAAAAAATAATGCCTCTATTGTGCTAAATTTCATTTCTAGATCGCACAATTCACAAATTCCATTAGGATCCTCCGATACTGTTTGAATTATTCGAGCATGTTCAGGATCAACCTTATTAAGATATTTTTCTAACAAAACGTCCCGGCCTTCTGTCTGGGCCGGCTTTGTTTCGTTGGACGTATCTTCTGTTCCTCCGAGCGCCGCAAGCACACTCCCCGGCTTAGCTTTTATACGCCTTGAAATTCCAGTTGTTCCACCCTGATTAATTTTTTCTTGAAGATCATAATACGTATAGAGTAATGGACCAGTTTCAAAGAAATAATTAAATAAATTGGAATCTGAAAGCACACTTTCTTGTTTCTTCCGAAGGGAAAGCAGTTTCTCTTCATTCTTGCTTCGTGATATAATATCAGGACTATTTTCAATTTGTTTCTGTAAAAGCCGAATATCTTCTTGTAACTTTGACATATTCCGCTTTTGATCCTGCATCTCCCCCATTTGTAATTGATGCAAATTATCAAGTGTTGTTCGGCCCTCTAACGGTAATTTTCGAAGTGGCTTTGTATTAAAGGCGGCCATCTATAATTCTAAAAGTTATTAGTTTTAAGTCTAATTTTTTTTCTAAGATGGAGGTATAAGAAATGACGGGCGGTGGTTTAATGCAGCTTGTAGCCTATGGCGCGCAGGATGTTTACCTGACGGGTAATCCTCAGATTACCTTTTTCAAGCTTGTTTACCGTCGTCACACCAACTTTGCGATGGAGTCTATTGAGAACCCCTGGAACGGCAACCCCCGTTTCGGTAACCAGGTAACGTGCACGATCCAGCGCAACGGTGACTTAATCTATCGCATGTATGTTCAGGCCACCCTGCCCGCCGTGACCCTCCAGCCCAGCGACGGCTCTGGCGCCAGCTTCCGCTGGCTGAACTGGGTGGGCCACAACCTGATCGACTGGGTTGAGCTCCAGATTGGCGGCCAGCGCATCGACAAGCACTACGGTGACTGGCTGCACATCTGGAATGAGCTGACCCAGGAGCCTGGCAAGCAGGCGGGCTACGCCAAGATGGTAGGCAACGTGCCCCAGCTGACCAATCTGATCATCCAGGGTGGCGAGCCTTGCGACAACAACTGCGCCGGCGGCGAGCCCAATCTGTCCAGCGATCTGCTGGGCTGCTCCCCCGAGTACACCCTGTACATTCCCCTTCAGTTCTGGTTCTGCCGCAACCCTGGCCTTGCCCTGCCGCTGATCGCCCTCCAGTACCACGAGGTGCGCATCAATCTGCAGTTCAACGACCTGAACAACCTGTGCTGGGACTTTGCCCCCGCCGTTGCGTCCAACACCAACGGCAACGTCCACTGCGTGCGTGACCGCGTGAACGCGGCCAACCTGGTAGCCTGCTCTCTGTATGTAGACTACATCTACCTGGACACGGACGAGCGCCGCAAGTTCGCCCAGGTAAGCCACGAGTACCTGATTGAGGTGCTGCAGTTCACGGGTGCTGAGTCCAT